CAAATGCGGCAAGTGTTCCAGGAGATGCTGTAGTGCCGATCGAAGTGATCAGCATACCCATTAGAGTTGTAATCGACGATGCGACCTGCTGACAGGCGGGAGATTGAGTATCTGCTGTGATGGTGAGGTCGAAAGACTGAACCCAACCGTGAGAAGTATCTTGCTTGGTGATAGCATTGTTTCTCATCACTTCGATTGCCATATCGCGTGCCTTGGTGAAGGCATTCACGGTATCATCTTCATAACCAGCAACGTGTGCACCCGTAAGATAACGCTCAGTAGCGTCGTACATAAAGTCGTTGCCACCGTGTGCCAGGTTATATGTCATTGCTTCCAAGACATCTACGATGTCGGAGAGGCAGTTCACATCGCCACCAGGCACAACCAGACCAGGATTTTGCTGCTTAGCGTAGTAGAGAGATTCGTGTGCAATGAACCACTTATTAGCAAGGATCAGATTGCGAGCGTCAGCGTGACTGTTGTCGATCACTGTGTACTCGGGAGTAACCGTCAGATCCTTCCACTGACTCAATCTGGTGTGCTCAGGATTGATAGTGATCATATTGATACACTTTATCGCAAGATCACGTGCCTGTTCCATTGCATAAACTGTTTGGGGAACAGCACCATCCAGGTGGTACACACTGTTGCCTTGAACGTAGGTATTCGCAGCATCCCAAATTTCAGAGTTGCCATCATATTCCAATTGCCACGCGATAGCCGTTAGGATATCCTTAATATCGTCCTGACAGTCACTATTTCCACCGACGCTTTGAATCTGGAAGGAAGGATAGAATTCAAGCATCTTACCCACTGCTTCCTCAGCAATAAAGTCAAGGTTCTTCAGGATTGACTCGGAAGCGTTATTTGCACGAGGATCTTTGACGGTTCTCAACGAAGAGTTACCGAAATAGATCTTCTTCAGGCGAATATCGGTGCCAGGAGCAAAGTCATTGCCTGCGAGATTGGTGTAGCGAATTTCTTGGTTACGAACACGCTCAAAATCAAGGAAGTCTTGGTTATTAGATTCTGTGCTATCGATCTCTGTGGGATTGATAACGGTATCACCAATATTGTCAAGAATGACGTTCGGGAATGTCGTTGAAGGAACTCTCTGGAAGACCAGTGCAAAGAAGGAAGATGCAGGAGACAGGTCAACCTGGTCGATAATTTGACCAGAAACATCATCACTGTAAGGTGCGATAACAGTCACTCTTGCAGCAATCTTTGAACGGGAAGAGTAAATAATATCGTTGAACTTGATATTGAATTCGCCAGTTTCATACTTATCGGTACCAGATGTACGAGAAACAACCAAGTGAGATGTGATTGTACCATCTTGCAGGTTACTTTCTTCAATGATTGCAAAATCGCCACTCAAGTTGGTGATTCTCTCACCCTGTTCGTAAATTGTCTTCTGGGATACAGTAGCGACGTTGGAAAGAACCGAGTTGAATCCAGTTTGACTGCTAAGAATGCTTTCGTTGATTTGGAATGTTCCTTCAACGTTAATCACATCAATGTAGTCAACGCCAGAGTCGATGACAGTTGCAATTGCTTCGGAAACAATACCGCGAACTTTATATCCCAGAAGTGGGAAGATACCACTAATGTTGCTAAATGTCAGGCGGGTAATTTCAATCTGAGCATAATCAACTTCACGGAATTTGATTCTGGAAGGTGCTTTCGGTGCTTCAGTGAAGACAATCGAAGGACCAGAAGTTGAGAATGCATCACCAGGTGCCTGTGCAACACCGTTGATCAGCACGAACATCTGAGTTTCGGTTGCGGTGATGGATTCACCTTCAACGTTCAGGGGGAACTGAGTTCTAATACCATTAAAGTCTGATGAAATATCATCGATTTTCTTGACGATAGATGTGAGAATTTCCTCAGAGTTGGTCAGACGCTTACGTCTGAACAGAACTTCAGTGTTGTTGAACTCTGTGTAGATTGGTTGTGCGTTTGCAAACGATGTAATTTGATTAATGTTGGTATAGGAACTAATATTAACTTCCTTAACCAGGTCAGAAATAACTTTACGACCAGAAATATCCTTACCACCAGAAATAGCAAGTTCACCGAACATATTGAAACCAACAGGGTGGTTTGTTTCCAGGATGGACTTTCTCCATTCGTTAATCGGAGTCTGAGACTTGATAACGTAAGAGAAGTTCTGATAGAAGTAGGAATCTTGGATCTTCTGAACGATTTCGGAGGGTTTGCCAACGTCATCGATAAACTGACCAGGAGTTGTGGTCAGAGAAGCAATATTCAGAGTACCGCGAGCAATGGAGAGGTTATCAATCAAACCAGATGCACGAGACACCTGACCAGTGACACGCTCACCATCTTTCCAAATGCCATCATAATTTTCCAACTTAAGAATGCGAGGACCAATCTGCCAACCTTCGTTAGTGGAAACGTAACCAGTTGCAGATGCAAGTTCCAGTGAAGAACCCTGATAAACAAGTTCACCTTCAAGGAATCTGGAGGTTTCTACGATAGCTTCTGCTTGACCACCAAACACTTCGGTCAACAGCACTTGGCGACCTTCACCTTGGGTCAAGAATGTGATGAAAGAACCAGATTCTGCGTCAAGTTTGGTCAGTGCAATACGAAGTTGGTCAGATTCCAAGGAGTTTTGCTCACCAGCGATTGCATAGTAGATTTGATTCGGGTTCAAGCTAACCAAACCTGCAGAACTCGGTTTCGGCAGAATACCAACCGTAGAACCAAGATCTTCTGCTCTCAACTGAACTTCTGCACCAGTGGTGATACCGTGTGGGAAGTTGAACTGCAGATAACCCAAGTCAACGTTAACAACGTAGTTAAATTCAGACTTCAGGGTAACAGTCGGTTCCGAAGAGTAACCAGCACCAGGATTCTTGATGATGATTTCCGAAAGACGATTGTTCTTGACAACTGCTTCCGCTTCAGCACCTGTACCACCACCACCTTCGATCACAACTGCAGGAACAGATGTGTAACCAGAACCAGGATCAGTGATCTTGATCTCCGACAGAATAGCGGTATTAAACAGTTGAAGGTTCACAGGGAAAGTAATTTCGGGTCTCAGAGTATAATCGTGAGAATAACCGAAACCAAATTCATTGTTCTTCAGTTTCTTGATCTTACCGATGCTCTTACCTTGCAGGAAGACCGATGCGCCAGAACCCTCATCAGGAATCACAACCTCAAGTTGTGCACCAGAACCTGCGAGCAGAGGTCCGAGGATACCAGAGATGCCATCAACATCGATGTATGCAGTCTTATAACCTTCACCAGCAGATGTCAGAACAACATCGGTAATAACCCCAGTGAAATCGCCATCGTCTTGAACGGTGATGTTACAGGATGCACCTTCACCGTCACCCTGAATGGGTACGTTGTAGTACACGCCGTTGACATATTCAGTACCACCATTCAGAATACGAACCTTTTCAATCTCTCTGTTCGACGCAATATCTGTGACAATGGGGAGTTTCTGATAGAAACCACCTGGGTTAACCAGTTTAATGTCTGCAATAGGACCAATTGCTTTGAGAGAACTTGTCGAATAATAAGATCTTGGATTGCCAAACTCATTATTACCGACAGGAGCAGTTGTCTTCTCTGGTTCGTTGAAAAGTTTGAAGTCGAAGGTTGTACCAACATTTCCAGTAGCACTGACTCGGAAAGTCCCTGCATATGGAGTTGTGATAACGTCGATGAACGAACCTTCACCCACAGGGGAGTTTGTACCAGTTCTGGAGGGATCGAAGTAGTACGAAATGTTTGTAACAGCATCGGTCACAACAAACTTGACCAGAGGAGTCGGAGAATCGTCGTCAGTTAGACCAGGAGTACCTTCTCTGATGATGTTGATGAACGGATATTCCAGTTTGTATTGGTTATCCTTGGAGAACGACAGATAGTAACCAAAGTTGGAAGGATCATCCAAGTCAAAGATGTACTGGTGATAACGAACAAACAGGAATTTGGGATGCTTCGCATAAATGTTGATGTTACCAACAGAAGAACCAGTACCAGAGAACGTGGGATCTTGAACAGCGGTGCTTCTCAGACGGAAGGTAAATTCTCTTGAATTGAAGACCTCCTCAATGAAGAACGAACCATTATAATCATTGGTTGCAAATCTTTCTGTAAAGATGATGTCATTCTCTTCAAAGTTGTGTCTACTCGTAGAAGAACAGAACACCAGATCGGTATTAGTCAGTGCCGCAGAAGGGATAACATCTTTATCCAGGGTCGCGACCAAGGTGAAAGACTTGACACCAATCAGTCCACCGAAAGTTGCAATTTTGCCAGTGGTATCAACGGAGAATGTTAGATTGACTGCATCTGCATCAATAGTGTCACCCTTAATGAAGGATGAATCGTCATAAATCGATTCAATCTTAATTGTGTAGTCCTGAGGTGAAAAAGCTCTCCAGGAAGCAAAGTCCGACAGTGTACCACCACTATATGCAGTATTAGCAAGATCAATAACAAATGTCCCAGAAACTGCAGTAAACGCCCAATTTACATTACCGTCGGTGACGATGCCTGTGGTATGGGTAGGATCTAAGGGACCAGAGATGCCAGTAGATGTTGCGGTATAAATCTTGCCATCATTATAAACTTCATCACCTGTTGTGTATGAGAAATTCTCTTGCCACTGGGGGACTGTTGTTGCAGCAGAGAAATTACGATCAAGAGTGTTAACGTCGCCAGCAGAAGATTTCAGCAGTTTTTGGGTATCAAAATTGCCGATAATTTTACCAATCTTACAGGAATTGGTTCCAACCTCAACGATCGTTCCATATGCAGAAATAACATCATCGCCACCAATTACTTGATACTGTTGGAGAATAGAACCTTTGGTGAAGGTTGCTTCTTGGTTGAACGTAATAGTCTTAACAAGGTCAATGCTGCTATACTTAGCATCCCTAAAGTAGAATTTCGGGATAACTGTTGCCTGAAGCAGAAGTTTCTTACCACCAACAGTAGGAATAGTTGCTGTTCTCTCAGCATATGTTTCGCTAGTATCAGTAAATGTAAAGATACCAGGAACGTGCTGAGCGGCAACGTCAGAATAATCAAGGATTTGAATACCTGCAGGACCAAGTGCCCAATCAGTAATAGTTTGGTTGAGGGTATTAAAAGTATAACTTGTGTTGGAGGAAATTGTGATGGTGTGTCCAGACTCAACATCATCAAGAGTAAATGTTCCCAGTTTTGTTCTATCTTTATCTACCTTGTAGATGAAGGATTTGACGGAAGAACTAGAACCAACAACAACTGCGGGGGTGAATGCTGCTGTATACTTTGTGGAATTGGAAACTACAAAATTGTCAATCCATCCAATCCAACCAGTTGTGCTGGTGGGTGCTGCCTGAGGACCAAGGGATGCATCTTTAAGTAGAACGTCAATTGTTGTGCTGGTTACGGAATGTGCAAGGTTGCCATTGATAAACACACGGTATGTGTACGAACCAACCCCAGCACGCTCTTTAGACAAGGATACGTGAGCGAATGTTTCTGCATTAAATGGAGACCAGAATGTAGAACCAGTCGAATACGTTGTTGTTCCAGAGAGATTTACATAAACCTTTCCATAATTGGGATCAGTATTATCACCGATAACACCACAAGAAACAGTATTACCAAGAGAGTCCGAAACCGAATAGAATTCTGGATCGGTATTGTTTGCCGAGTATTGTGCTGTGGATAGTGCCCAGAATGCTTCAAGAGTCCACTGATTTGACAAATCACTACCATATTGGAGTGCCAACGAATTGGGAGCATCCAGTTGAATTGAAGAAACCCCATCATAATACTTGTTTGTATCGATAATGGCATTCCCACTTGCATACCATTGAGTATTGGTTCCAGTCTTGAGAGTATCGTTGTATGTCTCCTCAAACACATTACTTGCAGTATCCCAATTAAAGATTGCAAGTTGATCCGATTCAACCTTGTTACCAGCAACAATGGTATCTCCAGAATTATCACTAGAGATTGCGATTGGATGATATCCAATTCCACTAGATTCAACAAGAGTTGATGAAGTTATGATATTTCCAGTATTCCAAGAGATTTTGGATGTAACGGATTCGCACTGGTTAAATGCTCGCTTGACAAAAACACCAAGATCAATATTGCCGAAAATGTCAAATTTAATCCCTGCAGATTCGCAACTTTCATATGTTCCTTGGGGAACATACAGTTTGCTAGTCAATGCAGTATTCCAATTGTTACCATCAAACTTGGTGTACATAACACCATAGTTCTTGTCGTCTGAATTGATTACGGTTGCAGTAACATAAACAGCACCATAATCATCAACAGTGAAGGATGGATTGGAATATCTGTAAACGGGTCCGCTTACGATAGATTTAGACCACTGAATCTCAATAGTCGCGGTATCATAGTAAGTTTCACCAATAATAATGTCTCCAGTACCATTGGGATCAGAAATTCCGCAGAACAGGAATGTGTCGTTACTCTTCCACTCCAATTGATGCAGATGCTCAGTACCAGAAGCAGAAGCAATTTTCCGCTTCTCCATAACAGAACCATCAAGATCGAGGAGAGACACCCACATATCATCGGGTGATATGGAGTTTGCATCAGTGTAACCACCAATCATCACACGACCTTCTTGGTCGAGGCGAATTGTCGTGGCATAATCGCGTCTGGTCGAACCAGAAATGCCAGCAATATCGCGCTGCCATTGGATGATGCCATCAGGATTATTTGCATTATCAAATCCAGATTGATACTTGGCAACAACCACATCAGGATTGTGTGTCAAATTACCAACGTTCGGAATTGTTTCACCAACGACATAGATGTTATGTGGATTGGAATTTTCAACATACAGAGAATTCCAAACAAGACTCTTGTCCTGAGCATTAGGAACTGTTGGGATAAGAGTACGCTTCCACAAGAGACGACCATCACTATTGAATTTGGCAAGAACACCAGCAGTGTCTCCATCTTCAACCGATGTCTTACCACAAACATAGATGGTTCTGTCATCGGCAATTTGAATGTCGTTTATAGTTGTGACGGAATTATTTTCTTCCAAGAAAGACAGGAAATACGCTGCCTTCTTAAATCTTTGTGGGTGTGTGACGCGAATCTCTGGAGGATTATCCTCATCATATCCAGAACCAGAATTGATGATGTTGACCTTGTTAACGCCACCAGCCTCAGTTCTTGGGAGTTCAATTGTAAAATCTTGCCCTTGAGAAGTGATAATTTCGTATGTTGGGGGAATTTCCTCGGAATATCCGAGACCTGCTTGCACAACATCAACCTGTTCCACGCCAGAGATAACTTTAACGCGGAAAGTTTTATTTGTTTCGTCCAGAATTGGTGTGCTATTAACAATAACTTCATCACCAACGCGGAGTTCGTGCTCACCATCGGTTGTGATTTGACCATAAGGTTCGTCATTGCTCATATAGCTGGTATATCCAGCAATGGTCAGACCCTTAACTGCAGAAACTTTTGCCGATGCACCGAAACCTTCTGTACCTTCATTATCAAAGTACAGTTTATCACTGACTTTGTAAGAAACGCCAGGGTTTTCAATCACAAATCCGTCAATCTTAGCATCTTCAAATTTCGTCGTAGTCTCAATATCAATATCAACTTCGGAACGAACGGAAACTCTCGGATAGTAATCAAATACTTGCAGAACGGGTTCTTCAGTGATAACCTGAGGTTCGGTTGCTTCAAGATTGTTGATAAGACCATCTCTGTTGAGATCTTCAATCTCAAAGATCAAGTCTTCACCAAATTCAGTGACCAACGTGTCTGTGGCTGCGTTTGGTTGACGATCAATGTCAATATCAACATCTTCATATGGATCGCGGAAGCGAACCACGTCAGAAGGAATGTTGGTTTGAACAGCATCCTGAGAGAAATTCCAAGTATCTGGTTGAGAATACAGTTGAGGACCACAAATATATGGGAAAACTGGATTACCAAAATCAGATGCATCAATGGAAACAAAATATGCATACACACCTTCAGGGTATTCTGGTGTCTTACAAAAACGACCATTATATTGATCTAGGTCTCCCAATTGGAACACATATTCATAGTCATCGATGAAAGATCCAGCAGGGTAATCTGAAAGGAGAGGACCGTCTTCGCGCAGAGGCACTGGATTAGTATCTGCATCATATACAAGACGTGACTTAACACTGTATGAAGACCTGATACGACGAATACCAGAAGACTGGTCCGTAGCATCGATGTAACCATAAGGACCATAAATCGGGTTACCATCAAATGCCCAACCCAAAATGGGAGAGTGAACATAACCAGTGGAAAGTTCTTGGAGTTGACCAGTAGAAGGATTTCTGAACACATTATCGCCAAGAACATATCTCAGTTGTTTGGGATCAGAAACGTGTGCATATTCACCACCATATTGTGTGTTATAACCAGCAAACACATAACCACGAGCAGCATCAAAGTTTAATGCCAGTTGATCTTGAAGGTTACGAGTCCACTCAAATACGTTTGCACTGAATTGTGCGCTTTGACCAATCGCTTCAAGACGGACAGTTGTTGTACCTGTGCTATAACCAATACCACGGTTAATGATAGTAACACCAATAACTTTGCCCCTATCTTCACCAACAGTACCAATAGTTGCTTTAGCGACAGCACCATAACCATCACCATTGATAATCACACGAGGTGCAGTGGTGTATCCTCTACCAGCAGCAATGATAGCAATAGAAACAATACGACCATTAATGATGATCGGTTGTGCAACCGCACCTTCACCAGAGTTTAGTTTGAGTGTGGGTGAAGATGTGTAACCAGAACCACTGCTAGTAGTAGCAACGGATTGAATTGGACCTCTAACGGTAGCAACAGCAGTACATCCAGTGCCGCCACCACCAGAAACCGAAACTGTGGGTTGAGATGTATATCCTTGACCAGGAGATTCGACAAGAATCCTACTAACTCTACCATTTGTTATAACTGCAGTTGCGGTTGCACCAAAACCACCACCGCCAACAATAGAAACAAGCGGTGAAGATGTATATCCAGTACCACCAGCAGTTACTTCAATTTCAAACAAAGATCCATTAACAACAACCGTTGCAGATGCACCAGAACCACCGCCACCAGTAATTTCGATAACTGGAGGAACTGCAGCGTCATACCCAGTTCCAGGATTATCAATGGTGATGCTTGTCACACCACCAAACTTAATTTTATTTTGAGACTTATAAGACCACGCAGAAACACCATTAACCCAAGATCCAATAGGACCAAATTGGATATCTTCGCGTCTGGAAACCGTATTAATTACTCTGGGAATACGGATCAGTTTACGCTGGTTGCCTGGAAGAAGTGCAGATCCAAGGAAAGGACCCACTTCATAGTTTGGAATACCCGACGATGCAATATATGAATACTGATCGTTGAAGAAGGTATTTTGTACGTTTGTCGTAAAATTCCTAACAGCAACATCAATACCTGGTTCGGAAGACTTGCCCTTGTTCAAATCAACGGACAGCAGGATATTGCCTTGGGGTTCGTTCGCTGCGGGTTGTGGAATGGTATATTCAAATACGGTATTGCTCAAACGAGAGGTAACCAAGAATGTACCATTAAACACTGTCGGGTTAGCACCGTAGATTGTAACGGAGTCACCAACCAGAAGACCGTGATTGTTTACACAGGTAACTGTTGCTGTCTGGTTGTTGAGACCTCCAGGTACAATTTGACTGACACTGATCAGTTTCTTAACGTTATACAACCAGGATGTGACTCTCTGGTCATCAGTCGTTGAACCAAGAGATGCAACATTCAGCTTGTCACCAGGCAGATAGTAAGAACCTGTGTCAGAAAGAACTGTAGACTTAGCGTCTGCAATACCCAGAACACGCAGTTTACATTCGGTGCTGGTGCCATAGTTGGCATAGACAAACATATCTGCATATATTGGGGTACCAGCATCCCAATCCTCTACAACACCATTCTTAGAACGAGTACATTCGATGAACTGGTTGAGAGTCTTTTCCTTGTACTGAACAATTTCTTCATCGTTAATGCGGATAGTACCGTTTCTCTCTGGCCAACCAATGGTAGAGTCAACGGTAATGATTGATGTATCCGTATCAAGTGCCTCAACAAGAGTTGTCTTATACGGAATTGAGAATGTACCTTGCAAAGTTTCCTCAGAAATTGCAAGTTCATACACGGTACCCACACCAGTATTGATGGCGATGACGTTTTCAATAAGAACCGATGCGTCTTTAATAGTTGGGTCTACCGCATCTGCAAACTGAAACAGTTGAGAATCCTGAAGATTGCGCGAATCTCCAGAAATAAGTTCCGCACGAAGAACGGTATCTACGTTCCAAGTTGCGGCAGATGGTTTGATAATCTCATCCTTGGGGTAAGAAACATCAACATTCTCCGAATACAGCATCTTGAACAGATACTGAGTCGAAATTTTGGTGCCCTTTGAAGCGTAAAAATCGCTAATAGTCTTAATAATCTGCGGAGCATTGACCTTGGTATAGTCAATATCCGCGTTCGGGAGATATTGATTGACGTATCTTCTGTAAAGTTCTTTAGCGAACAGATTGTCTATGTTGTAGATTGTTGCGCCAACAGCGTGAGAGGATTGAACGGTGTCAGATTCCAAACTATAAACCTGATTACCTTTCTGATCATATTCTGTAACTGCGGACACACCACGGCTGCAATTCACAAACGCAGAAGGTTCGTATCCACGACCAGCATTGTGAATTGTGAAACCAGTGACCTCACCAAATCCAACATCGCAAGATGCTGCAGGTGAAGGTGGTGCTGCAATAAAAATTTGAGGAGGTTCGGTATCGGAATAACCAGTACCAAAACTGGTTATGTTGATATCTGTAATTTCGCCGTTAAAGATCGTAGCAACTGCAGTTGCACCAGTACCACCAATCGGGTTACCAGCAATATCTTTACGGTTATCAACGATGTACACCGAAGGAGCATCCGTGTAACCTCTACCACCAGTCAGAAGTTCGACGTTGGTGACTCTGCCACCAGTAACATTAACATCGAGAATCTGAGCACCAACAGGATCGATAATACGTGCTCTAGGTACAGTTTCATAACCCTGCCCTTGACCCAAAACATCAACTCTTAACAATCTTCCCGTATCATCAAGAACTGCTTGAAGAGATGCAACGATGGCATTATCCCCAGTCGGAAGATCAAGATACACTCTAGGTGCTGTTGTGTATCCAAAACCAGGATCAATAACTTGGATAGATCCAAGATCTACTCGACCATTAGTAATTGTTGGGTTACTGATTTTTGCTCCACCAGGATTAATGAATTTGATGGAAGGAATACGATCATAACCAGAACCCGATGAAATGACATTAAGAGAAATGACTCCCTCAATTTCATCGGAAACAGTAGCCGTAAGTCTTGCCACTTGCCCCTCAGCATTTGCAGGTGCGTCTACTTCGACCAGAGGTGGGTTTGCGGAGGTATAACCTTGACCAGAAGCAAGGAGAGTGACATTTTTGATGCCATTAACAAGTGCTTCTGCAGTTGCATTTTCACCAGGTCCAAGAGTCGAAGAAATGTTGACTTTGGGCGCAAAGCTCAGTCTATAGTTGGATCCACCATTTTTGACAATAATATCATCAAGTTGACCATCAACAATTTTAGAAACTGCCGATGCCCCCGATCCAAATTCGGGAGCAATCAATTCAACAGAAAGAACATCAATTTGGGACCCAGGAACAGGTGCTTCCTTAAAGATGATCTTGTTTTGGAATACGGTGTAATCTGCAAATGGGACCTTTTCAGATCTATTGACGATAACAATCGAAGACACTGTAGACAGGGGAGTGTACAGTTGTGTTTGCAGAGTTAAATTGAACTCAGTCTGAGAACTATCCTGAGGAACAACAATAGGGTCCAAATAACGGACTGGAACGTTGGTGTAACCAATCAGATACCTAATGATATTGACAGCACCCGTCAGACTGCCTGTAGGCGATTGTGGAGGGGTCTGGAAGCGAATCTTGTCTCCCTCAAGGAAGTAATCTCTATTCGGGAACTGAAATTCGTTGTTAACGATGACAAGAAGGTGCTCCGCAGACTGTGGAGTAACAGGACTACCAAGCAGTCTCAGATTAAACAGAGTTTTGGAACCGTTAAACTCAGAAGAAATCGATTCAAATTCTTGAATTTTGCGATCGAACTCCTGCTTGTTTACACCAGGAGTGAAGATTATGTCAGGTGAGTGAGTAATCGACTCATAGTAAATGACTTCATTATCAATCTTGAGAGTGCCATCCTTCTCAAGGAAATATTTTACATTCTCGGCAATAATCTTGTTTTGTGTCGGATCCACCTTCTCCAACACCGCAGATTCCGAAGACAAGAAATTTGGATCGAACTCATCCGAACCAATATCCGTATAATTCAGGATATTGTTTAGGATGTCATACGGACGCCCAACTTTCTCTTGCGATTTGTAATATTCCTCTAAGAATTTTACAAACTGCTGGTTGTCTTCTTTAATGAATGCAGGAATTTGATCCTGAATTCTCTGCGATACGGTTACTGCCTTCATCTCTTGTTATAATCGATTATTAGAAACAGGAGTTGAACTCGGGGAGTTCATAGACAACTGTTGGGTAATCAATGATATTTAGTGAGGTACCATCGAAGTTAATTGGCGTAAAATCAAACGGATCGAAGGTGGGAACATTGGTTCCATCAATGGTGTAATCGATTGTTTGAACAGTTGGGTTGAAAATTGTTGGATCGGTACCAGTACCAACGTTAATGTTGGAAGATGCGGGAAGAACCGTCACTGGAATACGGTCAGTCCCATCAGGAGTGCTAGCAACACTTACGGGACCAACGCAAACAATACCATTCTTATAATCAACAGTACCAACATTAGTTTTGAGAATCACCTCTTTTTCATCTTGTTTGGTAACCATAATCAATCTTCCATATCCATCATCACGAAGATTTACGGGAAGATACGCGGAAGTGTCATTCTGCAAAAGAACTGATGTTGATAATTGCGTTGCATTAGCAGATGATTGTAGTGCAAGAAGACCTTCTGTATAACCCGTGGAATAGAATGTTCCACTCTTCACAGTAGAATACTTTGGTGTGCAGGTACCACTTGTTGCAGCATCGGAACCCTTTGATCCTCCAGAAAGATCATTCGGATTGGAAATTTCATTGTTAAAGTCTAAACACTGAGTAAATGTGTCACCAAAGTTGAATCCGCTAATGTTCATACCCAATGTCATATGGGTAACATTGCCACTAATTGCAGAATCAGAATTATCAATCATCGCTTGATACTTAGAAATATCAATACGACCATTGAATCTTGTGGAAGAAGACTGCGTATTGTACTGATCTACAGCAGCAAGAATTTTAGATGCAAGTTCATTATTAGACAAACTTGTCCTAGTTCCATCGAAGAACGCCCAGGTTTTAGGACGAATGTACATTGTTGTGGGATCAACAATGACTGGTTCAATAGATGCGATGGAATACTTTAGTAGGTTTGTCTTAATTCTGTTTTTTGTGCTACTATTCAAGTTTGCACCAGAATTTGTTCTGATCGCAATGTAAACTTTACCGTAAACGGGTGGATTCAAGCGTTCACCACCATATGCGGTAACAGATCTTGCCTGAGGATACACCTTCTTGGTAATGTACTCATAATCCGACTCTGTAACCGCTCTATTTTGACTGTTAAACGCCCTAGGAGCGTTGTATTTGATACTTAAGGTACTCTCTATGTCTTCACCATCTTGAGCGCCGTCTACGACCGCTAGAGAGATGTTTGCGGGACTGATATATCGGTTCTCGGAGTCGATGCAACGACCAATGAAGTTGAATTTCTTAC